TCAGAGGTCAGACCATAAGAAGAAGCATTCAGCGCCTCAGTAGCAGTTTTCACAGGCAGGAAGTTACTAGTGTAGATATCAAAGCCCATGATGTTACGAACGAAACGATGGCTGGAAGCAAAACCAGTGGTCATCAGACCCTCAAACTGAGGATTGTAATTAACAGAGGTGGTGTTCAGCACCAGACCGTTAATCGTAGCTTCAACAATCGGGTCAACAATCGCAATACGGCCAGCTTGTGGCACATTAGCTTTGTCAAAAGAGAGTTTCATGGCAATGAAATCCGACAATTGAATCTTACGGACGTTACCAGTATAACTACCAACGAAACGGTGAGGTTTCGAGTTGACCAAATTAATGTTGGCATTAGTCTGAGAAGCATTAGCAGCAGCCAGGAACTTGGTTTCAAAATATTCACCAAGAGCACGGGTAGATTCCTGAGCACGCATAGCCATCAGGGTGTCTACTTGATCACCATCTTCATACAGATCGTCAGAGACCTTCCAGGCATCACCAACATAATCAGTGATAGTCAGGTTGACCACACCAGTGTCAATCGGGTTATAAACCAGAGGAACGTCTTCCGCAGCATCTTGCAGAGTCACAGTACCAACGGTTTTGATGTTCAGCGTAGTACCAGAACCAAAGTCAGACACATCACGATAGAAACCTTCAGGCAGAAGGACATCGCCCATATTCTCCAAGATAAACTTGGAGTACTTTTCCGCTTCAATGAATGCGGCAGTATTAGTAGTCAGTTGAGACATTTATTACTCCTTAATTCCTAATTCTTGTTTAACGGCTTCACCAGCCGCTCTCCAGGCACTTACCAATTCTTTTGTGGAAGAGCCTACCATTTTCACTTTGATACTTCCAGTAGAAGGCTGAGAGGACATACTCGTTGTATTAATGCTAGAAGTAGTACGACCAGGAGTAGGTTGCTTATTCTCTAACCCAGCAAGTTTCATAACGGCTTGGGGACTAGTAGCAGCAAGTTTATTCAAATACTCCAAAGGCAGTCCACTTTCTTGAGCTAACAACTTATATTGCTCCGGACCCTTCTCACCAAATCTTTCATTAAAGGCATTAACGACAGAATCAATATTCTGCGAAGCCTTCTTCTGAGCCTCTCTAGCAGAGAGTGCATTCTCCACTACTTTACTCAGTGCGTCCGTGTCAAGAGCTGCGGGAGAGGTCTTCTCCGGGAATCCTTGGGACTTAATTTCATCTAGAAGTTCTTCAGCAGTCTTGCGCTTGGAAAGCTCTTCTCTCATTTGCTTCATCTCATCCTCAAGCTTCTGAATATGAGATTGGGCATGGGGGACACTCTTCAGTGCATCTTCTACTGATTGGTACTTCTTACCCGCACCTACCAAATCTGCAACTTCGGTCGGAAGTGTAAATTGAGGTTGCGTATCAACTTGATCAGTTGCCTGATCGAAAATCGTTTGTTCAGTCAATTAAATCTCCTTTGTCAGGAAGAAAGTCTACTACTTTAGAAAAGGCTTTTAACATACCTAGCTTGTAAGCTTGATATTCAGCCCAGGAAGACTTATTGAAAGAGTCTTGATTATACATTTCTCTAATCAACAAATCTTCTTGTTCCTTTAAATAGTCATAAAGAATAACAACTGTTTCTTTTTTAGTTAATTCTTTATACTCTTTACTTCTTAATGTTTTAATCATATATAATTAATCTTAACACACTTTTGCTTCTGTGTCAAGCCCCCATCATAGTTTCTTCAACAGGAGTGGCTGCTTCCACATCTAAGTTCTGTTGACTCTGCTGTACAAGTCTCTGAGTCTCAGCTTGCTCAAAGATTGCAATGTTATCAGACATGAAATCAAACTGTTCAAAGCCCATAACATCTTCTACCATTTGAGCAAGCTTCTTACCACTTACATGAGGAGCAATAATCTGTCCAATAGGACTATTGAACACTCCAGTAAGGTTCTGAATAAGTTGTGCTCTAGTTGCATAGTGTCTAGCTCCAACAGGACGGAGTTTACCAGTTGCAGTAATATCATCTTTAGTTATAGTCAAGAAGTCAGATACACCCAAATCATCATCCATAACCCTAACCAGATCAGAAGCTTCCATATTTCTTCTAGCTAATTCCAGCATGTTGTTCAGAAGAGGCTCAAGAAATTCAATCTCAAACTTATTCACTTTATGTTGGAAGATTCTACCAGCAGCATTCTGAAGTTGTTGTACTTCAAAGGCAGTTTTCTCCCCAGGACTACGGATACCCATAGCTTCTTTAGGAGCACCTGCCATTTCCTCCATAAGCATAAGAAGATACTGAATCTCATTATTCACTTGGAAGGCAGCAGCATTAGGGGGGAGAGGTCTTACATCACCATCCTCAGGAACATGGATATCTTCTCCTGGACCCCAAGTAAAGGGATCAACATCCCCTACAATAACTTTGGGAGGATGAATAGTCAGATCAAGAGCATCAGCTTTCAAGTTCTCAAGGTGATCCAGTCTATATTGCAAACCAACTAGATTATCCAACGGACCCATAGCATAGAGATTATCTGGCCTATCTCTCCAACCTACGTGTTCTTTATTATCTTTACCCAACCAAGAGGGATTCTGTACATCTCGGAGAATATAGTTACGATCAATGATAGTAACAATCCTATTCTCTTTCAGTTCATCTTTCTCTCTGTCGTAAACATCACCCTCAAATTCAATAATTTCTACATAGTCAGATTGATAGTATTCAAAGAGTGTACCAAAACCATCTACAGTGTAGGCTTCACTCTTATTCACATCTTCCATCTTAAAACCAGAGAGTGTTCTACGAGTGTCCATTACTTTTCTAAAGACATTCTCATCAAACATTAAATCAGGTCGAGTAGTAATTTCTTTCTTTAGTTCCCCAATAGATTTAATGTAACGAGTGAACTTAGGACTATCTTTATAACTAGCAGCCACAGGATTAAATACATGATCATAAGGGCTAATTCTCTGGATAGCAGGACCAATGTATTTTACAGTTTCTTGTCTAGTGATAGGATCAATATATTTCTCATTCTTCCAGATAGCTTCACCAAAGACATTACCATGATCAATATAATCATAGAGACATTTACTGATTTCTTCTCTGAATCCACTCTGTCTACATTTATTCTTCATGTAAGCTTCGATAGCTTTACGTTTAGATGCAGTAACAGAATCTCTAGCAAAACCTTCCCATTTTAGCCAATTATCATTAGGAAACAAAGCATCCATATAGTTAGCGTGAAGGTTATCCCTAATCTGAGTAAGTTTAGGTAAAGTAGTTTTGTTCTTCCAAGGAAGTGTACTATTGCTAGTAGTAGAAGTATCTGTGGCAAAGAGATAATTCCTCAACTCTCTCCACTCAGCTTCCTTACCTTGTCTCTGAATAAGCCATTGGTTATAAAGACTAGCAAGTTGTCTAGCCAAGTTATCGGGATTGATAATTTCTCTTACTTGCGCGATTTTGCCAGCCATGTATTTTCCTTAAAAAGCTACGCCACCAAAGCGGCTAGAATAAATAACATTTGTATCTCTGTTGCTATTAAACATTCTCTTCGGTGCAGAAGCAATAGCTACAGCATTAGCTAAAGCATCAGAGATGTCATCATGAGGAGGATGAGCCAGTACAAGTTCTTCTTCTAAGCTCTGACAGTTACCACCTTTATAGTGCCAAATCTGTAAGTTATCATACTTGGGTTGCAAGAGAGCCATAATACGTTCAGCCTTATCCCCTTGCTGTCTATTAGGACGGAATTCATCAATAGAAAGCGAGAGTCCTTGAGGTTTGATATAGTTTTCTTTAAGTTCCTGTACAATCATGGATTGAGCTACAGTAACTTCACATCTAATCTTTCTAAACCCCCACTTATACTGAGCCTTCTTGATATTCTCAAAGTATTCAGAGATACGATTAGTCTTGAACCTATCTATATCTAACACATAGATATTCCAGTCAGCATCTACACCAATAGTTACTAAAGCTGTATAGTCAGCTTTCTTACCTAAAGAGAAAGCGAAGTCAATAGCTGCATAGGTATTCAACTTCTTATCTCTAAAGAACCAGTCTCCTTCATCACTTCTTAAGTGAGCACGATCAAAATATTGGAACTTAGTTGCATCTATAGGGGCATTCTCAGCACTGTTAGGTTGATTGTAATACTGAGCATAGTACTGAGTCTTATCTACATACTTAGCTTTAATTCTAGCTAGGATGTTCTCATCAAAACCAAAGTACTTACCATCTGCTCTCATCTGTTTAGGCCAGAGGAATTCTCCATCAATTTCTACAACTCTCTGGAAAATCTCATAAACATCTTCTTCCCTGACTACATCTCCGTTTCTGTCGTAGACAGTTTCCTTCATAGAGAGGAGATTAGAGTAGATGTCTTTCGGATGATAACGAGTACCAACAACCCATTCCAAAGCTCCTGGATTAGCCACAGATGCAAGTTGAGAATAAGCAGCAGCTACCTTCTCTCTGCCCTCTTCTGTATAAGCATTGCCAGGAACAACAATGTCATCATAGATAAGTACATCAGCATGGAAACCAGTGACGTTAGTGGTAAGACCAGCAGCTTTGACTGTAGAATCTCGTACACCTTCTGTCTTACGCTTTGGATGGTCAACAGCAAATTCACTTACAGCCCATTTCTCTCTTCTTCCTTCCTCTGGCTGAATCATATCAGGCCAATAACGTTTATAGATGGGATTATCTAGAATTTGCTTAATAGCATAGATTTGTTTCTCAGCTAAGTCAGCAGTAGCAGATACATAAAGAATTGTAGTCTCTGGATTCTTAGTAATCCACCAAGCTGCTCTATAAGCTATAAGTTGACTCTTCTGATGTCCCCGAGGCAAGAGAGCAAGTTGACTAGCCCTAGCATC